CAGTTGGGACCATCTGGCTGATCTGCCCATTGAGTTCTTGCGGCCTTGAGCGTGGCCGATTCGTGGCTCAATGTGAGGTTGAAGGCCCGCACCTTCATTGCGCGTGCGGCTGCGACTTGTTCTATGTCCACGCTGATTTCCTCTATTGCCCGAACTGTGGACTACCACAGGAGCGCCCATGAGACACAACCAGGAGACGCTAGGCAACGGCTGCGTGTGTGATACCGGCTGCGAATCGTGCGGGAGACTGGCGGAGGCGTTCGAGGCGATGCGGGAGGCGGTGGAGCATGTCAAGGCAATGGCGGGAGATGTCTACCTTGACGGACACCCCGAATGGGGAACAATAGTATCTGACGCCACGGTCGCTCTACACTTGGCCGACAAGGTGACCCGTGGCCGCTAACCCACCAGCCTGCATGCTATGTCTAGGGCCATGCGACCCCGGACATTACACCTGTCGCCATTGCGCCCGCCGCCTGTGGCAGGACGTGGCCGACGAGCTACTAGCCCCGGAACCCCCATGCACATCGCCCAAGCCTTGAACTGTGAGCATTGCGCCGATTGCCTGAGGTGCTGCTTCTGTAAAACCACCGTAGGCATGCGGGAAGGCTACAAGGCTGCGTTGGCAATGGAAGTACGACCTGCCGCATTGACTTCCGTTGGCAACGATGCTAGCATGAGGAATGGCCGAGATTACCAGTTATGGCCGCGTGACCATCCTCAGGGCCTTGTGTCCCAAATGCGAACAGATGAGCATCGTCAGGGATGGCTTGACTTTGTGCCATCGGAAGGCAGTCGATACGACAGTCACTAGCACTAAGCGGGTAGGAGACATGCAGACCAAGCGGAAGCCGTTGACCAAGGCACAGAAGGCGGCGCTCGTCGAGTCACAGGGCGGGCTCTGCTTCTACTGCTTCAACGCCTTCGGGACGATGTTCCATCGGGGCCAGAACTTCGGCTATCTGATGGTCAACATTGACCACGCGGTACCGCACTCCTACATGCCCAACGGTGACGCCTTGGTGGCTGCCTGCCACATCTGCAACCTGCTCAAGAGTAACAAAATGTTCGATACCGTAGAGGATGCGAGGGTCTATGTCCAAGCGGCGTGGCAAAGAAAAAAGATCAGCATCGTGTCGTGAGTGCGGCAAGTCGTTCCTGACGCACCGATGGGATGCCCGCTTCTGCGGCTCTCATTGCCGATACCAAGCATGGAGCCGACTCAACAAGCGCGTAGCAATACCGAGGGGAGACGATGCCCGAACGGCCGATTGACGACCTAGCCGACGCCCTGCTATTCCTGGCCGCCGTGGCCTGCCTGGGCTGGGCGTGGCTGGCGTGGTGGATTGCGGTGGGTAGGCCATGAAGCCGCTGCCCAAGGGGTGGAAGTGCAAGTTAGAGGAGGCAGGAGGCGGCTATCTGGGCATCCTGCGCCTGCGCGATGCAGCCGGGCTGGTAGTCACCGGGCCGTATGAGTCGCCTAAGGATGGCTGGATGCATATTCGCCTGTTGGCTCAGGAGGATAACGTGCGTTGGGATCATGCCTTCATGGTGAAGGCGGAAGGTGTCTTACTCAATTGCAGCGACTACGGGCCGGGCGAGATGCACTGGATTAAGCCATGAGCGCGCCCAACCCCCCCACCGTGTGCCTATGCTGCCCAGCGCCTGCCAGCCTGCGCCTATTGTGCCGCGCCTGCTACCTAGCTGTGAGGCGGCGCACCGAGCGGGGCGAGCCTTGGGACGATGCGCTAGAGGATAGGCGGCGGAGGCTGGATAGGGCGCGCCGGGGGCTGGTGGGCGTGCAGGGTATGCAGAGGACGGCCAATGACTGACGTGGTAGTGACCATGCTGTGTATAGGCGGCGGCATGCTGGCGCTATTCGTGGCCTTCTGGGTTGTGCTGCTGGCGTGGCCGCTGCTGCTGTGCTGGTACTTTGGCTATCCGGCGATTGGAGTGCTGGCGGAGGTTATCTATTTGGCAAGTCTACGATGACAGATGAACAGCTAGACAAATACCTGCACATCAGTTCTGAGTGTGAACATGCCGACGAAGGGTGCAAATGGTTTGCCGAGGCAACCAGCATGCGGGAGATGCTGCTAAAGATAGCCGACCACTGCGTCACCATCCATGGCGACAAAGACTTTTACATCGACATAGAGTCAATTCACTAACAGGAGGCAGCATGATTGATGAAACAGAAGACCGCGAAGACGAAACCGAAGTTGACGAACCTGAACCAGATTACTCAGACATCGTGAAGCAGCTACCACTCGTTGAGATGCCACAAGAATCAGCGGCACCAGACTTGCCACCAAAGACCCGCCGCGTGCATCTTGCAAAGGAAGACAGCAAGCACGTCAATGCCTTTTTGAAACAGTCACTCACATGGCTATTTTTGAATGGCCACCACCATGTCATCCGACCCGTTGATTTGCTTGTACGGGCTAAGACGATCTGCCCAGACATCGAACGGGATGAGGTGATTAGGCGTATCGGCTGGATCACCAAGAGGCTGCGGCGAGAGGGCATCTTCATTCTACCGTGCGTAGACAAGCACTCGGGACGTGGCAATTTCATCTTTGGCTATCGCGCTGTGAATCATGCCGACAAGGAAGACGAGGTGGGCCAGAGGCTGATAACTGAGCATGCCGCCCAACGGGCTAGCGTAGCCGCTGGCTTCATGCATGAAAGCATGTTCATCGAGAGAGGAAAGTCACCAAAGGAGGCCGACGAAGACGTGCACTGAGTCTTTTTCATTCCCCCTATAAGGGAAAATCACTTTGACTCACTCAGCGCCCGGTGGGCCGTACTTTGAGATATGGTAAATCCCTTAAGTCTCAATGTTTCCACTAACTTACGAGAACTGAGATTCTGCCATCTGTTCTCGACAAGCATGTGAGTCAAATTCTCATGACTCAGCTTGACTCGGTCTGTAGAGATGCGAATTGTCCAGTCGGGCAATCCCATCGCGCCGTCTTCGTCGTACTCAATTGTAATAGGCTGGACGCGGCCGTATCGAGGCTTGACGCACTCTAGATATCTGTCGTCGCCTTCCATCATAAGGTTGAAGGCCGCCCCGCATGCAGCCACTAAGGCGCTACTGCCACGCGGGGCATTGATGCCAGTCTTTTTGTGGACGTTCCCCCTATTGTCGATGCTGTCCTTACCAATATGATGCAGGACAACAGGACTGATGCCAGCATCTACAAATGGAAACAGTCCATCGGAAATAACCCGTCCAGCGGCTGCCATGTTCTCATCGATCTGATTCACCGAGGCGAGGGTGTCAACTATCAGCATGGAAATATCCCGCGCTTGCAAGTCAAGGATGAGTTGCCGACGTTCATGCGCAGCCATCAATACCGGACCACTAGCACGAAAGATCCAAGATGATGGCAGAGTAGACAGTGCGATCCCCAAACCGCGTGCGATGGCACACACTCTATTCTCTGTGAGAACGCTGTCGGGATTGTCTTGGTCCCAATAGGCAACATTGCCTTTGCGTGTTGGCACACCAAGCCATGGATTCCCACTCATCACACACAGGGCGAGATGAGAAGCGAGCACCGACTTGCCCGCACCGCTGACGCTACTGATTAGGGTGACTGTCTTGGCTGGAATTATCTCTTCAACTAGCCATTCTATCGAACGTGGGCGGGCAGCAGAAAAGGGAGTGGCAGATTGCCAATTGATACTTGTCAGATTGCACCTCCCTACAGGTTGGCAAGGGCTAGCTGGGCCTGTAGGTTCCCAGCCAGCCCCCGCGAGGTGTTTACCGCAGCAACGGGTGCGACCCGTCAAGCGCATGGTAGCAGGTTGCCACAAGAATGCAATCCCCCTATGAAACCCGCTACTGGCGCGGCATTGCGGCGAGTGCAAAAAGTTGACGAATTTGCTTGACTCACGGCGCGGCTGGACGGATACTCTGCGCGGGAGGTGAATCACTCATGGGCGTTCGCATCATCGAATCCCGAGACGGCAGCATGGCGGCCATCTATTGCTCAACGTCTATGTGGGCCTTCGGGCCGGTGTTCCTTGGCGACGATGCCGACGCCGATGCGCGTGCCTTCCTGAGTTGGCTGCCGCAGGACGCCCGCAAGTACACCGACAATGAACTCGAACGGAAGTATGGCGAGTGGCTTGCCATGAAGCGGGAGGACTAGGCGCTTGGACATGAACCAGCACGTTCACACCTGCGCGTTCTGCCCGACCGTCTACCCTTGCGGCATGGATCACCAGTTTGCCAGCCCCACGCTGCGAGGCGGTGGCGGTGGGCGCTGCTGCCCCGAGTGCCGCACGGCTAACTTGGTGGCGCTGGACAGGCTGGAGAAGGCGCGGCGGGCCACCCTGTATGCATGAGCCCACGCGCGCCCCGTGCTGGTGCGATTACAAGCGCCTGACGCGGCGGCTGGCCGACACCATCGCCGTGTTTCTGGACGAGGAGTATATGCGGGCGGTGGAGTCGAAGTGGCTGGACGACGTGGCGGCGGATGTGGTGGGCGAGTCGGGGCTGGCTGAATGCCCGGCATGCAAGGAGGAGCTGTGACCCGCGAATACGTCGAGAAGCGGATGCGACAAGCAAATTGGGCTCCCGCGCTACTGGCCGCCGATGCGGTCACGTTCAAGTCGGCCGTCGATGTCGCCTTGGCGCTGGTGCAGGAGGCGCAGAGGGGAATCGCCACCGAACTGAAGCAATCAGCCGCTCGTATCTCGGCAGACGAAGCGGAGACGCCCGTATTCTCTGCCGACTGCGTAGCTGACATGCTCAACGACGAGGCGTCGGCCATTCGATTCGCCGCTGCCCGCAAGCCGGAGCGCGAGGGAGGGGGAGAGTGAAGCATACGAAGGGGCCGTGGATGCTTGGCTATGGCCCTGGCATCACCGGGCCATCAACGCCAGCCCTGCGCTGCGACGAGATGGGCAATGAGCAGGGGCCATTCTGCGATCCGAAGTTGCCGCACGAGTTGATTACCGTGCCGCTGACCGGACCGCTCAAGGACTCACACGAAACTATCGCGGTTATCCCCAAGGTGCTGAGTGGCGACTATAAAGCCAATGCCCGCCTGATCGCCGCCGCGCCGGACTTGCTGGAGGCGTTGTCGAAGATCCTGACAGAGAACACGCTTGGGGCAGATTCCAAGCGCATGGCCCGCGCTGCCATCGCCCGCGCCACCGGAGAGAAGCCATGAGCTACGGCTATCCATGCATTCACGGGAAATTTGGATGGTGCGCCGGTTGTGCCAATGTCTGGCCGCAGACGTTCTTTCCAGCGCAACCTGCTCCGGTTGTAATTCTCAAGTGTGACGGGTGCGGACAGCAATTCGCGCATCAGTATTACCAAGAGGAACCATTCCCGGTGTTCTGCGGCAGGTGCAGACGCACGGCAGAGGAGAAGGCCGCTGCAACCGCTGAGAAGCCGACGGGGGAATCAGCATGAGCGCAAGGAGGCCGACGAGCGCGGAGTGGGTGGAGGCGGCCCGGAGGCTGCACTCCAAGAAGGTGACTGGTCTGTGTCGATATCTGCCCCCCATTGGAGAGCCAGAGGACCAAGCACGTCTCGAAGCAATTCTCAGCCTTGCTGGAGAACGCGAAGCCACGGCAGAACACCGTGGCATTGTGTTCTTGCGGCCCTGCGTTTCAGAAGATGGAGGGATGGAGCCACGCCTTCTTCTGGCCTGCCTGCTGGCCGCCATGACACCCGCAGAGCGCCGGGAGCTAGACTTGTGACGCCCCCCTGCCCCTACCGACAAGCGGAGAGCGTGTGCCGATGAGTAGCACCCTGTTCTTTCGTCGTACACCGACAGCAACGTCTAAAAGTGTGTGCAGTTTCGGACAGCCAATCAAGGGAGCAATCGCACGCCGCTTCTATGACCATGATGGCTCTCTGGGTGGCGAACTACTGACTATTGGCAGAGATGAGCTGGGGTTCTTCGAGGGCCTTGCTGCTGCTTGCCCAAACCCGAAAGATCGCACCGCACTTGAAGTGATTGTCTCTATCCTGAGAGACCACGGCACAATCGACATGTGGTTTGAAGTATGACTACTTGCGCCTACCGCACCCCCGACTCCGTGTGCGTCGAGCCCGCTGGGCACCTGGGGGCGCATATGCTCATAATGGAGGATACCGTGAATAACTGGCAGGATGTCGTTCTTCCTGAGGATGGGAAACTCGCAGACTTGGTGCTCGAAAGCGGTTCGCACAAGAGGCGCGAGGACGGCGTCTGCGCGATGGAGGCGGTCGCCTGGCTGGCGGGGGAGCCGCACACCGATCGCCCGCAGTGCGCCTGCCCGGTGATCTCGGGGTTCGTGCGTCGGATGAACGACACCCTCGATAAAAAGGACCGCCAGCGCCTGCGCGAGTTCATCCCCGCGCTCGTGAAGAGCCGCGCGTCCCGAGAGGTCATGGTGCGGCGCGGCTTCGTCGCGGCCGACCATGCCGTCAGGGTCATCGCCCCGCTCGCCATGGAGGCCATCAAGAGGCCCGATCTCGCGAAGATGCTGCGCGACTGCTCGCCCATCACGGACAAGGCCACGGCCATCGCCGCTCGTGATGTCGCAACCACGGTCCGCGGAGCCGCCGACGCCGCCGCCGCCTACGCCGCCGCCGCCGCCTACGCCGCCGCCGCCGCCGACGCCGCCGCCGCCTACGCCGCCGCCGCCGCCTACGCCGCCGCCGCCGCCGACGCCGCCGCCGCCGCCTACGCCGCCGCCGACGCCGCCGCCGACGCCGCCGACGCCTACGCCGCCTACGCGTGGGCTCTCCCGTTGAAAGCAAAAATCAAGGAAGCGCGCTTCCAACTGCTCCGCGCTCTTCTGGAGACGGTGTGATGGGGGCGCATACGCTGGCGATGGTGGACGATGCGCGCCCAATCGTCGTGACCCTGTGCGGCTCCACGCGCTTTTACGACCAGTGGCAAGAGGCCATCTATCAGGAGACCATGGCCGGGAGGATCGTCCTATCCGTGGGCTTCTACCCGCACGCGGTTGAGTTCGCGCATGCGCAACACGTTGGCTGCACACCGGAGCAGAAGGTTAAACTCGACGCGCTGCACATGAAGAAGATCGACATGAGTGACGAGATACTGGTGCTGAACGTCGGTGGCTACATCGGAGAATCCACACGCAACGAGATTGCCCACGCCGAGGCCACCGGCAAGCGCATCCGGTATCTGGAGCTACAGCCCCTTCCCCCGCTGCGCTGGTGCCAGCATTGCGGCGACGACATCGGCGGGCAGGGGAGGAGGATCTGCGCGATGTGCAAGGCGGATATCGCGGAGAGGGAGGAGCACCGTGAAGACTGAGGAGGCGAAGCGATGGGCGTAGACGCGGTTGTCTATCTGGTGGTTCCCGAGAGAGCATTCATGAGCAACGCAGCCGACGAGGTGCTGTCTCTGTCCTGTGACATGGTAGAGGCGTTTGGGGCGGACTATTTCAGCATCTACCGCCCGGGCGCGCAGTCATGGCATCCGAAGGGCCAGCATGCCCTGGAAATCATGCCACCGCCTAGTGCAGACGATTGGAGGTATCCCGTCCCCGCGCGGCCCAACGATCTGATTCTCGAACTCAACATTCACACCCGGTATTACGGCGAGGACGGCTACGAGCGCGGCGATCTGCCGTTCATTCTGGCGGTGACTCAGTATCTACAGGACAGGCTGCCAGCCGCCAAGATTTACTATGACGGCGACTCGGGCGATGAACTCCGCTTACTCGATGAGCCGCGCCGCAAGAGGCTGTGGCAACACTTTGTCGAGGTTGGCCACAAGCCATACAACGGCTTCTTCGGGGCCGACAAGAAGAACACCACCTGCGAGTTCTGCAAGCGCCCCCGCAACAACTACGGCGGCGGGCATGGCCGCGAGTTTGAGTCCTGCGACAGTTGCGGCAGCCATGTCATTACTCAAGGCGGCATGATCCTGATTGAGTCGAAGGATGCCTTCTTCGCAACCTCCAAGCGCCTGGACGAGGAGCACCATGGCGAGTAGGCGACCGGCGAAGAAGCGGAAGGCGCGGGAGTGCTGGGTGCTCTGGCACAAGGCAAGCGAACGCCCCGCCATGTACCTTGGCGCAAACTGTGACGTGTCTCGGGCTAAGACTGTCGCGCTGTTGAATGGGTACATGATAGACAACCCGCTGGGCAGACGTTCCTATCTGACCATCAGACACTTTGTCGAGGTGCGTCGATGACCCAGCCAACGAGTAAGCCGACCCGCGTGATCGTCTGTGGCAGCCGTCGCTACACCGACGCGGGGCGTATCGAGGCGCGACTGGAACTCATCCCGCAACCGTTCATTCTCGTCCAGGGGGCATGTCCACGCGGGGCCGATGCCATTGCCGCCGAGTGGGCAGCGAAGCAGAAGGATGTCACGGTTGAAGCCCACCCGGCACAATGGGACAGCTTCGGCCCAGCCGCTGGCCCGATTCGCAACGCCGCGATGGTTGCCCTTGGCGCTGACCTGCTGCTGGCGTGGCCCACCAATGAGAGTCGTGGGACGTGGGATTGCGTCAACAAGGCCAAGGCGGCAGGGATTCCCATAGAGGTGGACCATGGCTAACCCGGTGACGGTGCGCGAGGCGGAGAGAGAGTTCGAGAGGGCGTGGCGTTACGCCCACAACGCAGAGTCAACGGCAGATGAGATGGACGGTGTCCGCACCGCTGCCCGCGTCTGGGTAGCCGCTGCGAGGGCGAGCGCGCTGGAGGAGGCGGATACGCTAAGGAATGCGCTATTGGCGCCATGCGAGTTCTGTGGGAGCGCACCATCTCCGATAGGACACGCAGCCTTGAGAGGTAAATGGCCCTATGCAGCCTGCTATACCTGCTGCGGCAAGAAGTACCACAGCGGAGCACGGTGCCGGAGAGTGCGTGGCAAGATCTGTATTGCTCTCGCGCTGATAACCAAGAGGGAAACTGAGGAACACATCGAATGTGGTCATACTGTGCAGGAGTACCAACACCATGAGTGAGCCGACGATCAGGTTGCCGCTGCACCAAGGGTATCCAAACAATTATGACATCTATGACGCCAGCAGTCGCCGGATCGACATGGATAAGGAAGCCGCCGCCCTCGTCTCCCTCGTCAACTCCCAGGCCGAGCGCATACGGGGGCTGGAGGAGGCGATTCGGCTGGCTCTGGACGTGTACCACCCGAGAGACGCGAAAGAAGTCTTGCGCGCCGCGCTCGACAAGGCGGGGAAGGAGGACAAGTAGGTGATCGCGGTGTTGGGATTGCGTGCGGCGAGACACGATTGCGTCCCATCGCTGTTGAAGGCGGCGACCGCACGCATTCCGAGCAGCGCGACGAACAGGCAAGAACGCGCGACTATCCGCGCTAGGAGGACACCATGAACGAGTATCCCGACGACACCGAGTATCAGGACGCCACCATTCGAGAAGTGAGCGGCAAGCCCGGCGCATGGAACATCAAGATGGACACGGGCTGGTCTCTGTGGGCCGAGAGCGACTGGACTCCCGTCGTCGGCCAGGTCGTGCGAACCTACGGGCGCATCGGCTTCCCGTATCGCGGCCTGTTCATTGACGGACGCAAGGTGTTCTACCGGACCGCCGCCGAGCAGGAGGTCTACGAACTCGACCGGATGTACCCGAGGACCGCCCGCGAGGCCCTCGCCAAGTGGGACGCGGGCGAATCCGTCTGGACCGTGGAGCTCGGCGGCATCGGCCCGGGCTACGAACAGGCGATCCAGATCGGCGTGTTCGAGACCATCCGCGTGCTCATCGGGCGGGACTGCGAGCACCGATTCTCCGAGGCGCGAGAGGCCGACAAGAGGCTGTACGACTCGGACGCGAAGGCGCTCGACGCAGCAATCCACGAGATCAACGAGAAGATGGACCTGGGCCTCTCTGGCGCGCAGGCAGGCGCGATCAAGTGGATGACCTACCGGACGATGCGCGACGGCTGGCAGGCCGTGTTACTGCAAGCCAAGGCCAAGGACCAGACGACGCTCGTGTCGAAGCATTGGCCGGGACAGCCGCGGACCGTCGCTGAGAAGCCGACGGGGGAATCAGCATGAGCGAGACCTGTCCTGTGTGCAATGAGCCAACCGAATCGTTCTATATTGACGAGCCGCCAAAGTCGCCAGTTACGGTGACGTGCTGCACCGCCTGTGACTGGCGCGTGGAGAATGTCGGATGACGCCCCCCTGCCCCTACCGACAAGCGGATCAGGTGTGCGTGGCCGACCATATCAAGACGGTGCACCACACCATGGTGCTGGCGCTAGACCCGATGCCCCAGCTGCGCTGGTGCCAGCACTGCGGCGGCGACATCGGCGGGCAGGGGAGGCGCGTGTGTGCGATGTGCGAGGCCGACATACGAGAGCGAGAGGAACATAGCCAATGAGAGATAGGCTGCTGTATTCCGAATCCTACAAGAAGCCGTATCCCGTTGTGCGCGGCGAGACGAAGGTGGCCTGCATCGCCAAGGGCTTCGAGGTTGCAGAGGTCAGGCTCATGGCGGCTGGCCGAATACAGCGCGATGCCGATACCCTTGAGTACATCGACGTGCGTGTGTTCACCCGCGAGGTGCGTCGATATCAGAGTCGGGAGGCGGCCCGCCAGCCTGTACGTTGATGCGGCCCCGAGCCGCGAGGAGGAGGGGTAGATGAGTTGGCCGGTGGCGTGCTTCTGTAGCGTGATTGCCGTCTGCGTGACGGTGATCTTCGGGGTGCATGTGACAGAACGCTGGCCGTGGAGCCGCTAATGCCCACCGAGCCGAGCGCGAAGTGTCCGGGGACGTGTGTCGAACCGTGGCGTGGACAGCATACCGACGAGTGTGATGCGCTGAGAGCCGAGGAGCCGATGGACGCTGAGAAGGCGCTGGCTGAGATGGAGGCGTGTTGCCCATGCGTAGGCGATCTGGAACGCGATACCGATGCTGAACGCGGATCGTGCGCCGCGCTGTGCAAATGTGCCGCACCGCCCACCGGGTCACAATGCGATTGGTCCGGCCACGCCGCAGCCCGCACTCTCGCCCGGGCGGCGTTTGAGGCGGGACTCCAGCAGGCCGGAGACTTCGAGTATCTAGAGAACCCGAACTACCCATGGCCGAAGTGGCTCACGGAGACAAGTCGATGAGAACCCCCAAGAAAAGACAGCGTTGCAGAGCTTGCACATATTACGTAGGGAGGCAAGAGCAATGAACGATGAATCGACAGTTGAGTTCGACAAGATGAAGGCCATGAAGGACGAGGTAATGAAGGGGGAGCGATGTTCAAGCTGCTGGGAAACCTATAAATGGAATGGTCTAGATAAAGCGCCGTGTCCTAACGCCTTCCATGCTGCCCCCGTCGATCCGAAGCCCGACCGCTGCCCGACGTGCAAGCGGCTGCGAAAGAGCGGCCCCGGCATGGTGTACCCCGGCCGCTCAGACATTACGTGGGTGACGTGTACCAACAAGTTTCACGACGCCCCGACTCCCGCTCCGCAGGACGAGGCGGCGGAGAGGTTGCGGAGGGAGGCGCTGGAGGTCGCAGACTGCATCGGCCCCAACCTGCTGCGAACGGAGATGAGCGTGAAGGTGATCGCCCTCGCCGACGCGCTCGCGGAATCCGACGAGGAGTTGCGCTCCGTGAGCAAGGCGCTCCATGAAGTCACGATCAGCCACCAAGAGGCCAACGCGGAGAACGCCGCCCTCCTCAAGCGGGCCGAGGCGGCGGAACGGATACCCGATGCCTGTCCCTACTGCGGCGATACGACGTTCCACGGCCATACGCCGTGTGACGCGGTGCCGGGCCGATGAGTGTGCCGCCCTGGAGGCAGGGGAGATGATCCGCCGACTACGTTGGCTGTTCATGGTCTACCGTGTCACCTATCGCGGTAAGAAGGGAGAGCCAGTTGAGCCGCAATGGCTGATACAGGTCTGCGGGCGACGCTTCGTGGTGCGCTATTGCACTACCGCGCATGGTGGTTGGTGATCCTCGCGCTCCTGTGCTGGGCAGCCGTCACGGCAAACTGTGAAGGTGGAGGCGAGTCGACCATCCGCTACCAGCACCTCATCGCCTACCAGTCCATCATCGGCAGCGTGGCGTGCGGCGAGCTACCCGAGTACGGCGGCTGCCCGGTGTATGCGTGGTCGCCATGGACGCTAGCTGGCAGCGGCAGCGACCCCTGCGTGCTAGCCCCCGTACCGCGCGCCGGGGAGTGTGTGTTCCTGCTCACGACGGCTTACGATGAGGCCGACAATGCAGATTGTGGAAACTAATGCTTGACTCTGCCAGCGACCCGACGTATCTTGTCTGCGGGAGGTGAGTCCACATGACCAGCGACACGACCAAGATTGCATTGTTCGGCACGAACTCCACGCACAAGACGCTGCAAATCCGCTCGCTGATTGAAGCTCTGGGCGTACAGAACGTCGGCATCATCAACTGCGAGGCTGGCCTCTCCACCATTGGTTCCTCGCTCGATGAGAAGCACGTCCAGCGCCCTACCAAGCTGAGCCAGTTCGAGGAGGCCTTGCGCTGGGCGGAGTCCTACCGAGGCGACCAGAAGTTCCTCTGCATCGACGGCGGGACTCGGGTATTACAGTGGAACGCCGGGAAGATCTGGGATGCCAGTGATGAGGCGTATGACCAGATGGTGTTCTTGAAGCGCACCCGGCCAAGCCTTGAGGGTGTCGCCCGCTACGGCTCCCGCTTCATCACCGGGCAGGGGGAAATTGACGGGTACGCTCAGTGGAAGGAGATAGGCGTGCAGGCCGAAATCCTCCTCAACAAGATCTTAGCGACCGGTTGCAACATCTACATGAACTTCTGGGAGGATGAGAGCCAGTTGCCCGACCGCAAGAAGGGGCTGCCGTGGGGAGTAGATGCCCCTGGTAAGGCTAGCAGAGACGCGGTGTACAACGCCTTCGACTACATTCTCAGGCTCACGGTGGAAGGCGGCAAGTGTGTAGCCATGCACGACGAGTCCAAGCAGTATGTCCGCAGCAAGGCCCGCAACGATCAGAAGGCGGGCATTCAGGTGCCCCGAGAGCAGAGAGACTTTAACCTCGCAACGTTCGTCCAATCACTCAGGCCGCAACCCGCGACCATGGAGAAAGCACAATGACCGATACCAATGACGGATGGGATGGATTTCTAGCCGACGCCGAGAAGGATGACCGGATGGGCAAGCACCGTGCCATGGTGCGCTCAATCACGAACGACAAGTGGGAGGCCAAGAATGGCTACCCGGAGCAGGCGTACAAGAAGATCGCGTTCGTGCTGACCAGCGCCAACAACGCCGACATCGACATGGCGTATGTTGACCCGCCCGCTGAGCCGCCCAGCAAGGAGGAGTTGGCGAAGTGGAGCAAGGGAAAGAAGATGGGCGTGGCCAACGCCGTGTCCATGCGCCGACAACTCATCCAGTTCTACGGGAAGGACGTGCACGGGCTGCGCGAGGGGGATGTCGTGGGTGTGAACGTCGCAGGCCGGAAGTCCAAGAAGGATGGGCGTGTGTACCCGCGCATCGTGGCGTTCATTCCGCTGGGAGAGGTTGAGGCAGAGGCCAAGGCGTCAGACTCGGTGCCCTTCTAGGAGAGCCCATGACAATCGATGAGGTCATCAAGTCGCTGGAGGATAAGGTCGCACTGTTGAAGTCTGCACGGGATCTTCTGGGCAACGGGAACATTCATGCTCAGGCCAAGCCAGTAGCCCACCAGAAGCTCTCTGGCCGTGGGCATCCTATCGGTGTTGATGAGATTGCCCGAATCAAGAGCATGCGCAAGGCTGGCAACACACTGGCGGAGATTGGCAAGCAGACTGGGCGACACGTTTCAACAGTCTGGAACACCATCAACCGGCACTAAGCGTATACTCAGCGGCATGAAGGTGCCGCCTCCGGTCATCGTCATTGACACGCGGGAACAGAAGCCATATGAGTTCGCAGGCTGGCAAGCGCACAAGGCCACACTCAAGACGGGCGACTATTCGATCCTCGGATACGAGTCAGAGGTCGTATGCGAGCGAAAGGAAAAGTCAGATGCGTGGGCGTGCGTTGGTAGTAGCCGTCGCCGGTTTGGAGAGTGCCTTGAGCGACTTGCTGCAATCAGTAGTCCTGCAATCATCATCGAGTGCTCCCTCGATGAGTTTAGTGTACCTCCGACTCACTCTCGTCTTACGCCTGCTCAAGCCGTGGGTGCCTACATCTCGTGGAGCCAAGAGTACCGCATCCCAGTCTTCTTCTGCCCGAACAGGGCGTATGCGGAGCGCGTGACCCTACGATGGCTGATGAGCTTCTACCGGCACGAGATGAGGAAGGTGGTAGGCGGCTCTACGAAGACCTCACCGCTGCCGAGCAGCAAGCCATCTACGATGACGCCGCCTGGGACTATATCAACAAGCTGCGTGAGATGAGCCCACAGCAGGCGGCGGCGCATTTCAAGAAGGTGGAGTGGCTGGAGCGGTGGCAGCCAGAGCCAGCCGTGCATTGCCCCAAGTGCGGCGACGTGGTGCTGGAGTTGAAGTGGAGCGCCGACCACACAGAGTGGCAGTGCTTGGAGCCCACCTGCCGCGAGCGGTGGGAGTGGAGGAAGCGATGAAGGTGTGCTCTGCACGCATCACGGCGACTGACCCGACGTACTGGTCTATGCCTCTTAGCGAGGACAGCGACACTAGCCCACTGGACAGAAAGTGTGCAGAGTGCGGGCACCCTATCTACGCTCACTGTAGGCTTTTAGATGCGGCATGTCTAGAATGCTTGAGAGAACCATGACGGTAAGCCGGGGTGCCGCAGACGGCAGCGACCACTTGCCGACCCGGACGAGGCGCGGCAGCCTGAACGACCTGGCTGAGATCGGCAGCGGGAGGCTGCGCCAAGCCATCATACCGAGTCTTGCCGCTGCGCACGCAGCCCGCCACGGCCACCTAACCAAGCGGCTGCACATGGAGGGCCCCGACAAGCTGTGCCATATTGCTAGCACTCGACCAACGGGGTGCCAGCTTCCGACCAGCACCGGGGGCTGGCGCTTGGACTCATACCTAGCAGCAGCGACATGCGGCGCGCCGCCGCTCACCGTCTAGCCCCGGCGTGATCTGCGCACCTCCCATGCGCCCCCCGAGAGGCTGAGAGAGCCAGAGCGCAATGGCGATGAAGCAGCCGAGTGGATCGGGCTAGACGACCGCAGCAGGAGATAGTATGAGACGGGTAGCCCAAATGGGGGGTAGTAGCCTGACGTTTCTGTGGCAATGTGAGAAGTGCAAGACAGTCAAGGAGTGGCCAATTACGCATTCATTAGAGCCAACATGCTGCGAGATGTGCCGACATTGCCTGATGGGTCCGCACCCGCCAAATACTGGCTGCTCCAAGTATGAGGTGGAGCGCCGCCGCAGATGAATAACCCGCACGACTCCCCCAAGGCCGCCAGCGCCCGTGAGCCGGGCACAGAGCGCGTGAGCCCGCTGGCGGCCGCCCACCTCAGTTGCGCCTCCGGCGGGAGAAGGGCCACGAACCGGACAGGCAGGGCCAGGGCAAAAGCAAAACCCCCGACCGCCTGAGTAGCGACCGGGGGCTCTTGTCCGTATACGTGGCGCGACCTTTCTCATGGGCCGCAGGTGGAATATACCGCGAGTCGCCGCGCCCGTCAACAGTCCGTTACGTGGCTCCTCTCCGGGGGGTGTGGGGGGCAGAGCCCACCGCCATAGCAAAAGGCCCGACCCCACAATGAGGCCGGGCCCGAGGTGGCCGGTGCGAGGTGGCTACCTCAGAACCGAATCCCGATCCCCACGTTGCCAGTGATCTTGTCCAAGTCCTTGCCAGCCCCGGCAATCGGTGCCTGAGCGTAGACCCGGATGAACCCGCCCGTTCCGACCTGCAACTTGAGCCCAGCCACCCCGTTCACCGAGTAGCGATCCAGCCCAGCGACCTCCTTCTGGAGATAGAGGCCATTCGCGCCGAAGAACGGCCCGCTGTGATTCGTGCCCAGAAAGTTCACCTCCAGCACCACCCCCATGGCGTCATCCGTGCCGCTGGACAGATGGATCTGCGGGCCTAGGATTACCGTCCCCTTGCTGGTGATGGGACAGGCAATCTGCCCGTCCACCAGCCAGACCGTCTCGCCCTCACCCTTGGGGTCGTAGTAGGTGCCTGAGACCGCCAACTCACTCTTGGCCGGGACGCCCGCATAGGCCACCGCGCCCAGCACCGCAAACATCAGCACCGCCATAAGATACTTGCGCATCATTCGATTCTCCTTGTGATACCTACTTGGTTGAGGCGGCCACAAGCCCGCCGACGCCGAAGTGCTTGTCCAGGGCCGCGAGCAGCCCACCGATGACGGCCGCTGTGGTTCCCGGTGCCACCGTGTCGAGCACGGGTGCAAACTTGGCCCCGAGCCCGGCGAGAAACACATACACCCCGAACCTACCGAACCTCCATGCCAGCTTCTTCATGCCCGCCTCCTCGTGTCTAATGCGCCTGAGTCGCCGCAACACCCGCCATCTAGCGATGCACCGCATTGCTCAGAACCTCTAGCAGCCAGCCAACTATCCCCCAGCCGATGCGCCCGCCAATCCCTAGCGCGCATCCCCACACGACATCGCCTAGAAACCCTCGCGTGTTCATGGACATTGCCTCCTGAAAACCGGCCCACCAGATACCCGCTCCTGCAAGTCGTACACCTCGTCCAGCACGATGCACATGAACATCTGCAAGCGCTCGTCGGCTACCTTGGCGTCGGCGCGATCCTTCTCCAAGGCATCTAGGCGATTACTCATGGTGCTGTACATAGTGGCCGCCATTCCCAGCGCTATCGTTGCGAGTATGTTGCGCATCCATCGCCCCATTCCCCCGCTGCCATTGCTCATGCCGTATCCATCGTCGCTGCCTCCATCTACTAATTAGTCGCGCTTCTCCTCGATGCGGAGTACCTTAGCCTCGATAATCACCACGCGGCCGGTGAGCCTGTCTGCCTCCAGCGTCGTCTGTATCTGCGCGCTCTCCAGCAGGCCCACCCGATTAATCACCGAGCGGGCGATGAACGCCCCGAGGCCGACGCACAGTCCGAACAGGCTGACGAATAGCGCCACGACGATGGTAGTAGCGACGGGGCTCATGCCTGCACCGGGAACACGCCCGCGAATGGCCGCCACAGCCCATCTACGAACAGCAGCCGCTTGCTCACGATGGTGTCTACCACGCTGGGTATAGACAGGTGTATGCAGATGGGCCGCCCGTTGCCGTATTCCAGCAACGCCTGATACGGGCGCAGGTTGTCCAGGCACCATGTGTAGCACTCGCTCATGCTGCCATCCGGCACGAAGTCGATGGCCTCACCAAGAGTATGCTGGCTCGTGCCCTTAGCCTTCTGTGCGACGGTGAGCGCGGCCTGGGCCTGTGTGGTGCGATACGCCCCGGTGATGGTCACGCCCCACACCTCGCCCAGCGGCTTGAGCAGGAACCACTCGATGAGGCGCAGGCGGTGGTAAGCCTCGATGCCGGGCGGGCAGCCGTCGTAGAGGCGGGAGAGGTTGTGGATCATGGGTTGTTCATGGCATAGGTGAAGGCGGCCGTAGCTGCGGCAAGATGCCCGGCCGGCTTGGTAGCCACTCCGGTAATCTTGGCCATGAATCGCGGTATGCGCCGCACCAATTCAAACTTGATGTTATGCGCAATGCGCGACTCGCTGCCAGTCCATTCGCGCTTGGAAGCCAGCCGCATGATCTGGTTCTCCAGTTTGCCGCTCGGATCGAACTCGCGCAAGGCAAGTAGGGCGCTCTGACCGCCGCTCTCTCCCTCTGTCATCAGCGCATTGCCAACGCTGCGCACAAAGCCCTCGGGCGTTTTCTCTGATAGGTGGCTGCGCATAGTCTCGATAGCGTCCAGACGACGCGCTGTAGCCGTTGCCGACTCACCAGTACCAGTCTGCGCACGGAATGAGGCAGTGTGCGTTGAGGACACCTTCTTGAGTGCGCGGGTAACTTCCTTGCCGCCGGGCTTGCCAAATGCATTGCCAATGGCATCCTGCATCTGCTGATTGATGAAATCGGCATCCTGCGGAGAGACGGCAATCTTTGGCGGTATGGACTGCCCGGTGCCCATGGCAGACGGTGGCGGCTGCTGGCCGGGTTGCAGGTACTTAGTCTGAATCTCGTCGCGTAGACTGGTAAGCGTTCGCAGCGCCGACCGCGAGTCCTTGCCAACCCCACCACCGCGCAGCCTAGCAATCTCAGCGTCCAACTCATACATGGTGGGCGTCAGATCCACCTTGCGTCCCTGCTGATTCATCTTGGCGAGTATGTCGGATGTGGTAATGCGGCCCTCGGTGACGCCGACATTCTTGGGCTCTAGCGATGTGCCGATACGCCCACCCAATTCAGCCTCAGCCGTGGTGCCAGGCTTGCCGAACATGGTGCGCGCTCCGGTGCCGCGACTCAGCGCCTCATTAACGGCTGGACGCTGCACACCTCCCATGGAAGCCAGCCCGCGAGTGGTTAGATTGAGTGCGCCTTCTACGGCACCCCCAGTAGCCCCACTGACTATTCCGGCCTTGGCAGCCTCCTCGGGTGGCATACCAGTCAAAGTACCGCCAGCGGTTGTGCCAAGCATCTCGCCAGCCACCGCTCCTGGGAATCCGCCAATGATCCTCCCATAGATGCCGCCAGCCAAGCCGCCAATGCCCATAGCAGCGCCTTGTCCAAGCTGCCTGTTCATTTCCTGCTTGGTGGGGCCTATCTGCGCAGAGAGATCGGCAACGGCCTGTGGAGTTCGCCCGGGGATGCTTGGCTCATTCAGGGGCGTATAGGCATTACGCTTGGCTTTCACAAATGCGCGTATCTCATCATCCGACTTCCCGGCCTGACGCGCCCGCTGAATGAACGCCGCCATCGCATCCTTCGACTGTAGCGGATCTTCCTGAATGGGCATTACTGGCCTCCCCAAAGCTCCTCAAGAAGCGGATCGGCAGGCTGCTGCGGAGTGGTCGGGAACGCCGCTGGCTGCATCCGCTGCCGCTCACTCTCCAGCTTGTTGATGATCGCGTCGATCTTGGCGAAGCGCTGCTCAATGAGTTCCGGCGCCGAGCCATATGGCGGCAGGTTCTTTAGCAGCAACTGAATCTCCTGAATGGAGCGAATACCCTGCGCGCCATAGACTGTGCGCAATTGGGTGCCCAAGTCGTTGACGATGGCGTTGTAGTCGTTCACGTTGGCTTGGCTGCTGAACATCTCGTTGCCTGGAATGTGACTAAGGCCGCGCTGCACGGTAGCGCCAGCACGGCCCAGCAATCCACCAGAGCCACCCGCCATGGCCATGTTCTTCAGCAGGCTAAGGTTCTCCTTGGTCGTCTCGAAAGAGGTGCGCGCTGTAACAGTGGCCTCGCTGGGTGGCTTGGCAGCACCGCCAGCACGCCGCTCCTGATTCGTATCAAGGTTGAATATCCACTGTGTGCCATCGGGATGAGTCGTTAGCATCTCGCGTGGCTTGGCTGGCGCGGTAAGATTCGGCTTCTCCATCTCCTTGTTGTGCCGAATGGTCTCTTGCAGACGCAGCGCATCAAGCGGGTCTTGCCGCTGCTGCGCATTAACGAGGCTGGTACCAGCCTGTAGCGCTTGATGCCTCCTCTGCATCGCCGCCTCAAACGCCGCCTGCTGCTGCTGGAATTGAGCCTGCGCCGGTGCCTGAATGTTCTGGTTCAGCATCGGCGCCAGTTGCGGGTTGCGCGCCATGGCGAATCCCTGCTGCGGCGTCACCTGCGCGGGCTGGTATTGCGGCGCCTGCGGATTGCCACCATGCAGGTGATCCGTAATGGCCTGGATAAGCTGCTCACGCAAGTCGTCCATCTGATTCGGTTGCTGCGGGGACGTGCCGCCTGCGCCAGCCATTAGTAGAGCCCTCCGCTGCGATAGGTGGGCACTCCAGGCGCATAGCCGGGATATACCCATGGCACACCCGCTGGCTGCTGCGGCGGCCCCTGCTGGCTCATGGCGCGTGCGAAGTAAGCCTGATTCACTGAGTCAGTCAGCGCATTGGCATACCCCATCTGCGGCTGCACCTGATTCACCGGCATACCAGTCAGCACACCGGCTTGATTGCCAGCCAGCCCGAAGGCGCGGTCGAATGCCTGCTGCTGCACATCATTGGCCAGCTTGGCGCGGGTGCCTGCCTCGAAGTTCAGCGCGCGTGGCGACTCAAGCTGCCCCGTGCGCGCCGCCTGCTCACGCACCGCCTGAATAGCCGTCTGCCCGGCCTGATTCATATTGGCTGACATCTGCGGCAGGAACTGCTGCGCTAAGGCCATGATGTGCTCCGGTGACAAGTTAGCGAGTGCCCGCCTGATGCGATCCTCAATGGCCTTACGATTGGCCGAGTCGGCCTTGCTCTGCGCCTTGTTGCCCAAGTAGCCACTCAGCAGGTTAAGCCCGCCGCTGATGCCAGCCTGTCCGGCGAATGTGTTGTACCAAGGAGTCGCTGCCGTGGTTGTAGCCAATGTGCCTCCTGCTGCCGCTGGTGCAACTGCACCGCCAGCACCTAATGCACCGAATGTACCCGCCGAGTGGCCAGCCAGTGCACTTGCTGTCTCACCAGCATAGCCTCCTGCACCTCCAGCCGCCCCACCGCCAGTCGCTGCGCCACCAGCACCCCAACCGCCACTAGCAGCACCGAGTGCCGAGGCTCCACCAACGAATGCTGCAATCTTGGCCATTGCCAAGCGCCCCGGCTGGCTGAATGCAGGTGTCTCGCGGGTGGCTTGCTTAACACGTCCGAGTAGACCACGACGCGGACCAGCAGTTGCCGTATCAGCCTGAGCCGCTATAGGATTGCCATACAGCGCCGTGTTCTGCAAGTTGCGCCAATCAGCCGGATTCGACTGGCGATACGGGTTGCGCTGCCACGCCGCCTTCAACTGTTTCCAGTCGAGAGGATTCGTGGCACCTGCCGCCTGCACACCAAAGTCCTGCGGCGACAGATAGGTAGTCGGCGCCTTCAGCGCAGTTGTCGGCTTATTCAGTTGCCACGGGAACGTCGGCATTGCTCGCCTCCTTGTCTACCACGCGCAGCCCCTTCGCCTTCTCCAACTCCATACGCAGCGCCTGATTCTCCTGCTCCAACTGCTCGGCGCGAATGGCCAGTCTGCCCATGGCCAGCGATAGCCACATGATCTCGCTCACGATGCATTGCCTCCTAAGCCAGTCTCATTGGCTGCGATATCTTGCTCCAAAGCTAGTCGCAGCCCGTTGAATTGCGAGACGCGATTGCGCAATGCAATTAGGCGTGCGCCTTCATAGATGACATCCTGCGACTCTCCACTGTCGAATACCACATGCACCGTCACCTTATCGGACTTGTAGTTTATGCCAATCCACTCTATTGAATAGCCATTGTCATCTGGTCGCACGCGCGTCTGTGTCAGGGTGACAGTCATAGGTTAAATCACCTGATACGTGAAGACGAAGCTCCACGTCTGGCTGGTGATGTCGCCAGCCTTCCATTGAACCTTCGCCGTATCGTTCGCCGCCACTCCGATGATCTCGGCGCCCTGGGCCGCGATGGCCCCGCAGAACGCCGTTCCAGCTACGTCCTCCGCTGCCCCGATGTTAGACGCTACCGGGAGGGTTATTTCAAAACTAGTCGTCGTCGCCGTCAGCGTCGGATCTGCAGTGAACCTGCCTGAGACTGTCACGGTGTTGCCGACCCGGAGGTACTGCGCCTCGGTCATTGTGACGTTCGCGTCTAGGTTCGCTTCGGCCGACCGGGTCGGTGTATAGACGCCAGACGCAAGGCCCGTATCATTCTGAATCGAGTCGCAGCGCAGGCCACCGAGGATGTTGAGCACGCCGGTTCCGACCACGTCCGGATCGACGATCAGATCGGTGCCGTCATAGTAGACCGTTGCGTCTCGGCCAGTGCCATATACATCCTTCGCGTTGTCGTCTTGCTGGACACCGTTCATCCGCGATTCGTCGTTGGCGTAATAGGACCACTTCGTCGTTCCGACCCCGTGCGCGGCAGCGTAGAACGCGGCCACCATCGTAGGCGTCCCTGTCGTCGCGCCAAGGGCGTAGTAACTGACGCGCTGCGCCGTGCCTCGCGGCAGGGCTCCGCAGTAGAAGCCCTCGACGTTCGCCGCCTCTGCACCCGGATCGGTCGTGCTGCTCGGATCAACCCACACGCCCCGCCGGATCGTGTCTCCGATGGTGGGCATCTGGAAGCGCGCACCGTAGGCGTTCGTGATCGTGCCGAACGTGCCGACAGTCGGCCAGCCGCTGATGCGGACTCCATAGACATCCGTGATGACGGTGCTCGCACCAGACGGGCAAGCCATTCCGCCACTCAGCAAACCAATCTCGGTCCAAGTATAGGCATTGGCACCCATGCTGCCTGTTGTGTAGGACAGGCGCAGCACCTGGGCCGTCTCAGTGGTATAGGTCGGCGCGGTAGAAGTCTGCGTGATGTTGAACTCGCCGGAGCGGTGCGTAATGCCGGTATAAGTAGCAGCGACATCATAGGCAACTTGAGCGAACAGCCCTTGGGTCAGCGTCGTGCCTACATTCGCTGTGCGGGCGTTGAATGAGAGAACACGTCCGACCGTCCCGGGATTCTGTCCGCCACCAGTCCATGTATCCAGTGATAGCGTGCTATTTGCGCTACGCAGATTGAGCGCCCCGAGGCTGCCGGTAAGCGTCTGATCCGTAGCATCATCAGTGAGCGTCAGCGTGCTGCTATTAGCCGCCGACATGAGCGCAATCGGGTACTTGAGCGTGGCGTCTGAGCGAATAGTGGTAGTTGCCGAACCAGCGGCGGCAGATGTGCCATAGGTGATTGCCGGTGTGGCGAATGACACGCTGGTAGCTAAGAATGTCTGCCATACGCTGCCGTCTGAGTACTGGCCCTGCAACGCTCCGCTGGCCTGCCGCACGAATATGACACGACCCGGGTTGTCGCGTGCTGCTGGACGCATAGAATTGTTGTTGAATACCGTAGGAGCGGTAATAGGCTTGCGGCGGTCGAAGTCCTTGTTGATGCCGCGCTGCTCGCTAATCAGCCGCAGCATCTCGGGGCTCATACCCGGCGATATGCTCAGTTGTCTGGTGCGCCCGATTGCCATGTCAGCGCCTATTCGTCTTGGCGAATTCGCCGGTGTCACTTACCTTGAGCGTGATGTTGTTGATCGGCGGCATGTATACGGCGTCGTCGCGCACAATGCGCACGTCATGCGACTGGGCGCCTCGATTGAAGTCGTTGCTGGTGGCGCCTAGCACGGTGGCGTCTACGGGCCGCGTCACCGCCTTGGGCTCACCTACCTCACCCTCGTTCCAAGCATTCAGTGTCACCGAGTAGGTGCCCGTGCCCACCGCCGACTTGCTCAGGTATATGCGTGTGATGGTGGCTTGCCTATTGATGTCGCCGCCAGCGTATATGCGTGGGGTGCGCAGTCGGAAGTTAACGGTGCCCGCTGAGTCCACGAGATGCGCGGCGTCCGAGTACCCATTGTCCTCCTGATAGCAGAAGCCATCGGCGGCCCGGCCGCCAGTCCACACCACGCCATTGCTGGCCAGCACGCCGTAGCTGCCCGGCCCGGGCACCAGATGCGGGCCAGTCCATATCAACTCGGGGAACCCGCGCTCCTGCGTTATCTTGCTGCTGTCGTAGTAGAAGTGTAACGCACGGTAGGCGCCGTCGTCATCCAGATACGTCACCTCTACCCTGTAGCGCACCGGGTTATCCTTGCACGTCACAGTTGGCAGGCTACTGGCTGGCACCGTACTGATGTCTATGTTCTCGACGGCTGAGTCGAACACATTGCCATCGGTGATCATCGGCCCGTTGCGATCCCAGAAGAACACCATCTCGCTGCCGCCCCAGCCGCTGAATGTGCAGGCGCCCAGCGGCGACTCGGTGCCATAGTTGGCTATGTGCTCCTGCACCACGCCGGGGTCGAAGAATGAGTCGGCAGCCTTGGGCAGCGTATTCACCCGGAACGAGTCGTGGTCGAAGAACACCATCAGCACCTTGTTCACCGAGCGCACGCAGCGGGCTTGGCCACCGAACTTGGGCCTGAACGGTATGACGTAGGAGTCGGGAAAGTAGTGTGGCGTGCCAGTCTCCGAGAAGTATAGGCTGCGATCCGTAACGCCGCATAGGCTTCCCTCAAATGAGGCAATGCTGCGGAAGATGGGCGGCGGGAAGTTCTGCGACTCGGGGATGTCGTTCACGCTCACAATGTCATAAGCCTGATCCAACACCAGCACCGCGTCGGTAGTCGAGTCGGCATAGGTGGCCGTGCCGATTGCCACAGTCGCCGTGCGCCAACCGATTGGAAACGATCCGCCCGCAATGGTGCGATATACCTTCCAGTGCGTAGCCGACGGATTCACCGTGGCGGGCTTGGTGATAGTCACCGTCTGATTCACTGGGCTGATGGTGAGCACCGCGCCGCTGTTGGACGTAGCCGACTCAATGCCATTCACCCCGTCATACTCAGTCGTCCAGTACTGGTAGGTGCCGGTGAGGCCCGTGCCTCCCAGCGAGCCGCCGGGCACGGTGCTGTTGCGCAGCAGGCCCCACAAAATGGTGGTGTTGTCATTCTTGTGCACCCAGTTCGAGTTCACGCCATTGCACATATAAGCCGCGTCGGCAAACTTGGTGCGGTCGATCATCTCAGCAGAGGCAGTGAGCCCGGTGCGTATGCTGGTGAATACGCCCGTGGCGCTAGGCGCCGAGTAGAGTGTGCCACCCATCTGCGCCGTCAGGTAGTCGGTGCCGGTGTCGAAGGAGTTGAAGTTGATGCCATTCACGTCGGCGCTGGCCGGTGCGGCAGCATTGAACAGTGTGCGCCCGCCCACCTTATGCGCCGCCGGGTCGCCCGCCACATATGCCACACCCTCGGCTTCCTGCAACTGGCCCGGCTTCAGCAACGACGGATCGGTGCCGGTGACGGCGCCTTTGTCCAGTGGCAGGGTAATCGAGCCAGGCATCAGATCACATTGACCTGTCCGATCTGAACCCAATCGGCAATGGTGGTGTCATAGCGCAGACGGATGTTGTCACGCGGGGCCAAGGCGATTGAGGCGGCCGACAACCTGAGATTGCTGCTGGCCAAGCTGCCCTGATCCTGAATGGTGATCGTGTCTACCGTGTCAATGTTCATGATCTCGATTTCCTGACCATTCCAGTAGCCATCGATAACGGTCGGGGCGCTGGTCAGCGTGTAATTCCCATTGGCAGTCAGAAGGATGCGGCTGGCGCTCGGCGTGATGGAATCGCCAACCGCTGTGATGTTGCGCGTGATGCCGTCATTGGGTGTGTTGTCTCGCAGGAAGATTCCGGTAGCCGTACCAAGTGGCCCCGTAATGCCGCCTGTGGCGTTATTGCGCAGATCGTTGTTGTAGATAAGCGAATCGTTCGGTCCTGTATTACCGTTACTGCCGAGGATGATCCCATAGTCCTGTGTCGGAGTACCCTGATCGTCATAGCAGCGATTATTGCAGACTATAATGTTGGTGATCGTGCCGCCATAGTTCGGGCCGATGTTGATCCCGTAGGACTTGAGCGCGCCGCTCACGCCATTGTTTTTGCACACATTGTTAGCAACGATGATGTTCTTGGTGGCGTAGGTGGCTTGCGGGCCAACCGTGATGCCACCTTCTTGGGATGGTGTCGGAGCGCTCGCACTGGTGTCCTGCACAACACAGCGCACGATTGAGTTGTTGATGATTGTACCGTCAGTTGCTCCGCTCACAGAGATACCATCGCGCCCGCAGTTCTGGATCGCGTTGCCAGTAAGCGAGAAGTTCTTGATGCCGGATGATATGAAGATAGCCCGATTCTGATCGGCTGGCTGCGCTCCGGTAGAGTCTTTCCCGTCGATGCTATTCGCGCTCACTGTCACATTGTTCATGTAATATGTGCCGGTTGTGATGATGCCGCCAAGCAGGATGGCGCTATCAGCAAGGTTCAGAGCAAATCCACGAATGACGTTTCCCGTGACTGATACATTAGTGATTGTGCCGGTGTCTGCCGCATTGATAGCGTCCACCACAATGCCAGTCTTGCCACAGTCAGTCAGCGTATTGTTTGATACCGCGATTCCCGCAATCGTTACGGCACCCTGTATGCGACAGAATATGTTGGACTGGGCAACGCCTTTCATTACGTTGGCGCTGATGTTCCAATTGAATAGACTGGTGGCTGATGCACCTTCCACCTTGATGGCGCCCCAGCCATCTATGATGTTGCCGTGTACCGACACATTGTCGCTGTCGTATATGATGAACGAGTTGTAGGTCTGCTGAGAACCAGGGCCAACGACGGTGTTATTCCTGAATGCGATACGATTGCTCTTGGTCGCGTTGGCAGCAATTCGAGTCAGATCCTCGGTGCGGTTGGTGAGATTGATCCACAGACAGCCTTCCACTCGAATGTCCGAGCAGCCACCAGTCAGCAGGATGTCCTCATTGCCAGATACCGCCCGCGAGTTGTTATCGAACACAATGTCGCGGATGGTGATCTTGCTGAGAGCGCTGCCCGCATCCTTGAATATGCTGAGTGCGTCTAGACTGGCCACGCGCTGAATCGTTGCGCCGTTGCCAAGTATAGTGAGGCTGCTTATCAGTGTGGTGGCGACGGTTGGTGCATAGGTGATGCCGCCGCTGAGAATAACCGTGCCGCCAGCGGTGGGCAGATCGTTGATGGCCTCTTGGATACCACCTGTGCTGCTGCCGGTGGCAAACTCATCGGCATAGCGCACCTGACCGGGTGCCTGCGAAGGTGTCACCTCTGCAAGGAAGGCTTTAGTCGTGGCCCCACCACCGCTCACCACCAAATCGTATGCGCCATACTCCATCCAAGCGCTCACTCGCCCAGACGCATCAGTCGTCATGGGGTTGGATGTCGTAGCACCACCCTGATCATCCGAGTACAGAGTCGGCTGCGAGTTGCTGGGTGTGAGTCGGTCGCCACCAGTCAGCGCCAGAGTGCCCACGAAGCCGCTCAGAGTAATCACCATGGCCGATGTGCGCGTGGCCGAGTAGGTGGTGCCGGTGGTCGTGTTGACGAATACCGAGTCGCCTGTCGCTACCTTGCCAGCGTGGCGCACCGTCACGGCCAGCGGCGAGGTGCCAGACTGATTGCCATTCACCGTGGCACCCTCGCGGTAGACGGCCACAGATGCACCCACCGCCGGTGTACCCAGCAGCGTGAGGAAGGTGTTGTCGAAGCGGCCCATCTGCGCCATTAGCTCACCACTATGTAAGAAGCCTGATAGCTACTACCGGCCACCGGCAGGCCAATGAAGCGCCAGATAATCAGCGCGGTAGTCGATGATCCATACGTCCAGAATGCTGTAGTGGGCGCTGGCGGCGTGCCTAGATGGCAGATCACCGAGTGCGGTGCAACGGAGAACACGCCATCCTTGAAGGTAAGCTGCACAGTAGGGTCTGCGCCTATGCCAGCCCCGTTGCATGTGACGGCAAATCGGCCATGCGTGTCATAGGCGGTAGCACCGATAAGGCTGATGGTGGCTGTATTTCCCCAATTGGCATTGAGCGCAAAGTCTCCAGTTACAAGTGGTGTGCCTTGACTCATTAGCAGGCGACGCCCCAGCAAGTCACCTGCCGTAGCCTGTATGTTGCCAGTGGTGGAAGTGACTCCCGTGCCAGCCGTCACAGTCGTTGTGGATGAGACAGCACCAGTTACAGCGGCACCATTGCTCACGGCCAGCGATCCGGTGAGTGAATGAGTGGCCCCAGCCGAACCCGATACGATCTCTCCGTCCCCTTGCACCTTGAAGCGATCGTTGCCAGCGTTGCGCAGCACGGCGAGTGTGTCCCCAACCGCAGCCGTGCGCAGCGTGTCCCAGATCCATGCCACCGCGCTACCGCTCATGTAGACGGTGCTGCGATTCGTCTCGCCGCCCACCGCCGCCACGTCTTGCACCAGACGTGTAGCCTGTCCACCACCACTGATCTTCACGTCATACTTGCCACCCGTGATGAAGCACGACGCATATCCATTGGCGTCGGTGGTGAGAGGATTTGATGTACTAGTAGCCCCCTCAGCATCCTCGGCAATTGCAGGCAGCGCAGAGACTATGGTGACTCGATCATCATCCGACATATTGCTGAATCCAGCGCCGCCCACCACCACAGTCGTCGCTGTGATGCTAGACACGCTGCGTGTGACGGCGTTGGTGCCGATTGATACCGTGTCACCTGCTACTACTGCACCTGGAGAGTCTACGTTGATGGTGGTGGTGGGACCTGCCTGCGCACCAAATACCTGCGCACCCTGCCGCCGCACCTCGACGCTGGCGCCAGCTACGCTGTTACCAGAACTATCTTGAATAGTAAATTCCAGCCTAGCTAATTGAGCCACATTTACACCCAGGACAATGGTAATCAGATTGCCTAATTCCCTTACCGTGTCTGCCTTTCCATAACTCAAGATTTCTTGGATCGTTGTTTAGTTTTCTGCCATCTATATGATGCACGGTCTCGGTTTTGCTCAACAGACGACCAATCTTCTTCTCCATAACTAGTCTATGCTCTAGAATATATCCAGCCTTAGTGGCGTTCGGATGATCCGGGCAATGAATCAATCGATAGCCGTCTGGCCTTACAAATCCACCCTTATAGTTCGCCTTGTTGCGCCACTAATTCACCTTGATATACATGGTGCCAAGAGTTGGCCGCTGCTTGCCGATGTAGAAGCGCGACTTCTCATCGGTGTTGCGGCGATCCCAGGCAATCAGCAGGCGCTCGGCTTCCAAAAACTCGTCCCGCTTAGCAATAACACTCTGCATATTGTGGCGGTCACGCTCGTGCAGCAGGCACCATTGAGCGCCGGAGATTAGAACGTCTGCCACCTGCTCAGGAAAGTCGCTACGTATGGTGGAGTCGTCGGTGAACACGGCAATGCGCCCGTAGTATTCCACCTGAAGCGAGTAGGTACTGGCTGTGGTGGCGTCCGGCGCGGGGAACACGCTGATCAGCCCATCCGCGAATGAGTTGCGCAGCATGTAGAAAGCGGGCTTGCCGGTGTCCGTCTGCGGCTCTAGCCAGTGCGAGAAGTCGGCGTCATCCTTGTATTCAAGATCCAACGATGGTTTGCCCGTGCTGATGGTCATCAAGCGGGCGAATGAAGCGCGGTCGAAAGCGCTGGGCAGCGCATAGGTCTGCGTTGTATTCACCAATGTAATGTTGGCATTCGTCGCCTTCGTCCAATGCCACTCGCGCTTGTTCATACGGGTGCGGATGCGGTTGAGGCAGGTAAGTGACTGAACGCGCACATTGTCCTCGTCTACACCGCCAACGGCTGCCGCTATCTGATCCACCAGACTGGAGCCGCTTGGCCCGGTGGACTGCCCGCTGCCGCTCCCACCCACTACATAGGTTGGCATGCAATCTCCAATGGCTTACCTTCTTCAAGTTGCACCAGTTGCATAGGTGGCTGCGGGCAGGCCAATTCGCGCAGCATGGATTCGTAGCGAGTGGCATGAGAGTCGATCAGCCAGCGCTCCTGCACATCGCGGTATGCCTGATGCTTGATGCCATCGCGCAGAGTCGGCGTGTCCAGCAACAGGGTGAGCTTGGCATACCACTCGTCCGACGTTGATGCCTTGAGCCCAGTGAGCCCGTCCGTCACGCTGTCATAAGGCGGCAGCGCCTCATAGACACCCGGTATGCGCGCCATCGCATAGTCCAGATACTTGATGTGCGACTTGCTGCGGTTGAATGGATTGTCTACCAATGGCGCAATGGCGATGTCGGCACATAACCATGCCAGTACGCTTGGGTACAGGTCGAATGGCGCTACCTTGATCATGTAGCAGCGGTGGGCTGGCAATGCCGCTACCGCCCAGTCCGGCAGGAAGTTGCTGAAGACGAGTTTGACATCGGGTCGCTCTGCACAGATGCGCAGCAGGGTGTCTTTCACCTTCAGCAAGTCGTCGTAGTGGTTGGCGCCGCCGCCCCAGTAGATGCGCGTGTCGTGGTGGCGAGGCTCCTTATCGCGGAAGCGAACGCCGCCATACCACTCACTCTCCACGCAATTGGGCACCACCACCACCTGCTTGGCGAATGGGCGCACCACATCGGCTAGCGCGGGCGTGCTAACCGTCACCAGATCGGCCTCCTTGTACTGGCCGCGAATCATGCGGCGCAGGAAGCTGCCGGGGTGCCAATCCTCGAATGAGTGCGCATACTTGGGCACCTCATCCGTGTTGTCGTCGGTGTCTACAATCAGCTTGAAGTGGTAGAGGCTGCGGGCGGCCAGCAACAGCACGAATGTCTCCATGTCATGAGTGCGCCCGCAGATCACCACGTCAGCGTCATGCGTCACCTCATCTACATTGGCCTTGGTGATCTGCTCGCTCACATCCGGGCGCATCCAGACGGTATGGCCACGCTTCTTCATCGCCCGGCCCAATTGCCATGCACGCAGCCAGCCCACAGGCCCCGGCTCGTTATGATTGATGACAATCTTCACGCGGGCTCCGCATAGATGTGGCACTCGCTGCGCTTGGCCATGCGCTTGCCGATGATGACGCGCCAGCCGCACTCCTCAAGCAATGAGCGCCAGCCCTTGAGCGTGGTGCAATGGAAGGTGTGCGCCTCGTTCTCCTCGGCGTGCGTGTGGTTCTCCAGAGGGAAGATGAAGCCGCAGCCGCGCTTGATGACCCGGCGCATCTCGCGGACGCACGCACGCTGGTCGCGCACATGCTCAAGGGTGTGCGAACAGAAGCCCCAGTCCACATACCCGTCCGGTATGGCGCTCATATCCTCAAGGAATGTCTGGATCGTCTGCAACTTGTATGTCTCCTCGGCGTACCGTAGGCGCTTAGGCTCACAGTCAATCACCAGCGGCTTGATGGCGTGTGCCATGAAGAAGGCGTTGGCGGCGGTGCCGTCATTGCCTCCGAAGTCGGCTACCACGTCATCATGGTAGAGGCGATCACCCAGATAGCGCCCGAATGCCACGAACTTGCGCGCCGCTTCAGCACCCCACGGAGACAGGTGGCTCCAACTCGATGTGCGATCCTGCGCGGCGATGTAGTCGGCTTCGCTATCCCACTCCCTGCCAAGGGCTGATGGCGTCGGTGACAAAGAGGTATTCGCTTCCGACTTCAGGGCTGCTCCACTTTTCATATGCCTCCTCCAAGCCGTCTGTGCCGGTATGAGTCCAGTCTTGAATGTGGCCGTGAATGCGCAGGTAGGGGTCGTCACGCAGACGCATGTTGTAGATGTACACGGGCATCTCCTTGGGGATGATGGCGACGTTGCTGAGGTGATCGGCCACGGCGAGGCCGCGCACCAGGCACGCTGCATACACCTCATCCGTCATCTGCCAGTTGGGGGCTTTGAATACCGGCGCGAATGGGTAGATGGCCATGGCCCGCGCCAGCTTGTCCTCAGCCTCATCCTGTAGCCAGCCAAGCGCCTCGTGGCGGCTGTGCCGGAAGCCGTGAATGGCGAGTTGAATCCACGACTTCTCAGCGTCGTATTCGGCCAGCAGGGAGTCGCTGCACCGGGCCGGGATGGCGAATAGAGTTACCTTGAAGCCAGGGTCGCGCTCCTTCAGGCGCTTGAGGATGTCGAGGCGACTGTTGCCATTCGCCAAGTCGTCGAAGTCCATGATTACCTTGCGCACCGAGCCATTGGCTGGCATCTATAACCCCACAGGTATGTATTGCGCCATATCATGGCGATGCTTCCAGATTGGGTCGGCAGCTTCCTGCGCATTGGTGCTGCCACCGTGACTCACCTGCACCTTTGGGTAGCGCAGCAGCGGCACACTCAGACTGTTGCAGAGTGCGGCTATTTGCGTGGCCTCGCCACCACCCATTGGTAGCCGCTCCTCGAAGCGGAAGTGGCGCAGCAGGTGCATGGGGTGAAGTCGGCAAATGCCTCCTAGAATATTCACCTGCTCGAAGCGACGGTGGCCATAGTTGGTGAAGCCAAGAGTCGGGGGCGGGTGATTCAGCCCGTTGATCACCGGCGACATGACGCTGTAGACGTTGGCCTTCTCAAGCGCCATGTGCGCCGCCAGCAGCTTCTTCAGCCAGTCGCGTGTCTGGAATACCGCGTCATCATCCACCCGCAGGAAGTGGGTAGCCTGCATGCGTGAGGCTTCATCCAGCATCTCGTTCATGGCGATGTGCTGGCCAGCATTGTTCGGGCAGTCGAACAGGTGCACGGGCTTAGTACGCAGGTAGGCCAGCGTCTCGGCGCCCGCTGCATTGGCCCACACCATCACGCGCACGTCAGCAATGTGCGACTGGCGCAGCACGCCGCCTAAGGATTGCTTGAGGCGGTCGAGCCGTCCTTGGGTGAGCATGGCAACTGCAACGATGGGTCGCGCTGCTCGCGGCCTGCCCGGTAATTCGAGTAGCTTCCACATACAGGCACCTCGATACTCGGACGAGTGACTTGCAGACTACCGGTGTGCAAGTAGTAGTCAAGCGTGACTTCATCAACCAACTTGGCGTTGTTGCCGCAGGAGGCCCAGGTAGACATGAGAATCCAGTCGGCAAAGCGGCGCGCCTTGGTGTCCCAGCCGCGTGACTCGATATCCGGCAAGTTCTCCTCCTGCCAGCGCATCATGCGGTAGAACGCGCCCTTGGATTGCAGCATCTCACTGGTGTCTACAAAGTTCTGCTGCTGAAGGATCTCAGGCTGCCATGGCGTGCCGGGGATGTCCTGCACGCGCTGGAGGCTGTGATCGTTCAGCTTCTTCAAAGTCTCGTCGTCAATGTGTACGCAGCGGCGCCCATACACCATGTCTGTGCTGAAGTTGGGCGGGCTATACTCGCCTACGCCGCCGGTCTGGGTGGCAGGCGAGTATTCGATGGCCTTCACCAGCGTCGATAGATGATGCGCCCGCCACATGTTGTCATCGTCCAGATAGGCGATGTAGTCGCCGCGCGACTGGCTGATGGCCATGTTCTTCGGCATACACTGATTGCCGCTGTTCTCACCGAGGCGCAGCCAGAATGAGTCGATGCCGCGAGAGTCGAGCTTCGGCCCCCATTCGTTGGCCACCGCCTGCCATGCCAGCAGATCGGCGGAACAGTCGTCGGCCACAATCACCTCGAAGTCGTCGAATAGCTGGGCATGCACACTCGCCAGCGCGCGCCGCAGCATGTCGGGACGATTGTAGGTGCTAATCACTACGCTGACTTTTGGCCACTCTCGGATGCGCGTCATGCAGCCTTCCTATGCACCAGCACCGAATACTTGTCACTGTATGCGGTGACTTCGGTGTTGAGGCCAAGCGACTTGAACTTGGCAAGCGCGGCATTGGGGCCGTCCTGCGGACCGATGCCGTCGAGGATCAGCAGGCCGCCCGGCTTGACATCCTTGTAGAAGCGCATGGCATCGTCGAATGGCCAGCGCGGATCGCCGTCGATGTAGAGGATGTCTACGGGCTCGCCCAGAGAATCGACATCATGGCTGGTCTTCGGCACCCACGTCCATGAGACACCGGCTGGCGGCGATTGCAGATGGGCGAGTGCGCTGTGGGAGTCGAGTGGCAGCCCGTCGATTGGATCGATGCTGATGAGTGTGCCGCCTCCGTTCTCAGCCAGCGCATGACAGAAGGCGCGCCCGCTATAGCACCACCCGATGCCAATCTCGGCAATGCGCTTGGCCCGAGTCGTTGTGGCTAGTCGGTGCAGCAGGCGCACATAGTCTCGGCCGCCGACATCCTTGCAATCGTCCTCGGCCAGCCATGCGTCTAGCGGGCTGACTGGCTGTGGCTGAGTCGCTGCTGCCGTCGCCGTCATGTGCGTATCCCGCTATAGACCCATGCCGGTGCCGGATCGGTCTGTGGCGCAGAGATGTATCCGTAGTCGTAGGCTCTGATGGTTTCCTCGCTGCCGAGTATGCGGCGAATCTCGTTGGTGGGGCGCACCTTGCGCTTCACCAGCAAGGCGAACAGGATGTTGCGCCACCCGAGCACGAGTTTGATGCCATGCGCGCTGGACCGGCAGATGCCGCCCGGCGTGCATGCGCAATCGTAATCGGGCTCATTGTGGCGCGAGTACTCGGGGAGCACACCCCCCTGGATAGGGTGGATGTACTCCCCGCTGACGGACTCGTACAACCCGGCCCTGCCCTCGCCATCCCCGGCGCGGACGACGGCAAGGAAATCCGAGTTGCGCAGAATGAGACTCTCCAACTGGCTGCTCGTCATACTTCCATGACGACCGGGGATGGCCATTACTTCACTCCGTTGCTGCCGTCAACCTCGGGGGCCGGACTCGATGGTGAATCCGGGAACGGCCCGACGGGCTGATCGGTCTGAGTCGCTTGATCGAATCGCATCGCGTCGTTGCCGGGAGTCGAAACTACCCCCAGCGCCGTCACGTCAAGCTGGCTCACGGTAACGCTCGTCCTGTCCTGCTCAATGGACATCACTTACCTCCCGGGAATACCGGCCCGCTTAGTGGATTGCCGGGCTGGACATCCTCATCGTAGGGTTTGCTGCTGTTGGCAGCCGACATGTTGATCGGATCGCCCAGAGAGTCCTGATACGTCTTGCCCTCTGATGCGACCAGCTTGCGGTCGGCTGAGAGTCGCGTGCTGTATGAGTCAGGCAGAAACTGGCCGTCACCGATCCCCGCCGTTACCGGGTCCATCGGATCAGGCCGGTAGGGAGCCTGAATATCAACCACCCCCATCTTCACGAGGCGGTCGAGTTCGTTGTCGCTCGCGTTACCCTGCGAGTACGGCGGCTTGCCGCGATAGGTGAGCGAGTCTGCCATCAGATGACGCTCCTTCCTCCACCGATGAGACGGACCATGCGGTTGGCGTCCTGCACGAAGCAGGCGATGTAGACCTTGACGCCGACGCCGCCGCGCTGGTTGATTAGGTCGGCCGTACCGGCGCTGCCGACCTGCTTGACGAACACCGAGGCTGCGGCACCGTCCAGTTCGACGACACCGTAGGCGCCCGGAGCGATACCGAGTCCGATGAAGCCGCTGTTGGCAGCGGAGATAGGAGCGCCGTTGGCCAACTTGGCTGCACTGGACTCGTACACGCGGAATCCGCCGACACGGCCAATCTCACCACGGTACAGTTGACCCACGGTGTCGTTGGTGGCATATCGGTTGATATCCATCCACCCACCCGGTGCGGCCGTGTCCTGCTTGACTGCGAGAGCCTGACCGGGGGGCAGCAGGGCGGCATAGTAGCCGTCCGGCCAAGTGCGTGCGTTGGCCTGACGAAGCGCGGCAGCACCACGGAACAGATACTTGGTGGAGAAGGTGAGCGCCGTGGTAACGAGGCTGGTTGCGGTGGATGCCGAGTTGTTGGACGGGATGCGCAACCCGCTGGCCGAGGTGGCGGCGGTGCAGATCGAGTTGATCTTCGACGCCATTGCCTTGGACAACTCGAACACGGCGCCGCGCACCGTGTCCGACACGCCGGTCATGACGATCAGATCGGAGATGCCGACGCCCATGCCATAGCCAGCGACGGAGGCGGTGAGGCGGGCGGCAGAGAGCGCAGACAGCGCAATTGCCGTACCCTCGGTGAGCGCCCCGGGCTGGGCCAGCTTGTAGTAGCGGGTGTAGTTGACGAAGCGGCCGAAGTTGCGCGGCAGCTTGTGCTTCTCACCCCACTGGTACATGAACAGGTCGGGATAGCAATTGTCCAGCAAGTACCTGTCCCAGTACTGCGGAAGCAGCGCCGGGGCATTGGCGATAGTTGTGATTCCAGCCATGAGTCCTGCCTATGGCACCCTACGAGCGATGGGTCCTGTCATCTACGGGGCCAGCACCAAGCTGCGTGAGAATCTTGAGCGCTTCTTCCGAGCCGCCCGGTCGATTCACCGCCTCCTGGTACTTGGCCACGAGCGCAGCGCGGCCGGAATCCATGCCACGATGCGCATTCTGCTCAGGAACACTCGCCCGCGATGGTGCCGGGATGAATGCCGCTTGGCGCACACGAGCACGCATGATGTCTTCCTGGCTCGTGGGCTGCGGCGTGAAGCGTGTACCCGGCGGCGGGCCGGGTGGCCGGGATGCGGCCGGAGTTCGAGTCAACGCCATCATGGCCTGCTCGCGCTGGCCGGTAGGCAGAGACTCAATCCACGGATTCGCATCCATGAGATCGTCTTCCTGCTCCTGTGTGAGCGAGTAACCCTGTATGGCACGCGCCGTCGTGACGGCCTGCTTGACGGCATTATCGATGCGTGTCCCAAACGCCTGCGACTGGGCCATCATCAATTGCCATACGTCCCCGGCAGTCACCGGCAGGTTCGGGTCGATGCCTGCCTGCTGCGGGGGGATATACGACGGTGCGACACCCTGATTGGAACGGCTGGTGAGTTCGTTCAACTGGGCCTCCAGGCGCTGTAGACGACGGGACGACACGCTGCGGGTGGTGCGGTCGAGGCGCTGGCGAAGGTCGTCGCGCTCAGCAATCAACTGTTGAATCGAGTCGTTCGGATCGGGCTGCGCGGGTTGACGCTGCGCCTCGAACTGATCCTGTGCTCGGCCAAGCGGGTCGATACCGGCCTGCGCCAGATAGTCGGCGTCACGAAGCGCCTTCTCTGCGTCAATGCCAGTGGGGTTCTGCACCCCGGCGGCCTCAAGGATCTGCTGAGTGCGCCCTTGATCGAGCCGCCCCGGCTGCAAATCTTCCGGCTTGAAGATACCGGCGGCGTTGAGGACGTTGCGCGCTGCGTCATTGGCGAATGCGGCGGCAACTCCATCATTCACATTCTCCTGCGGCGACCCGACGAACTGGCCCGTCTGCGGATCACGGTTATCGTTCACGGCTTACCTCCACGTCGGTACGGCGGTTAACGGCATTCACGACTGGTGCCTCACTAGTTCTTTCACGCGCTTCTCATCCGGCTGCAACGGCACGCGAACCTCTGCGCTGAACCGGGAGCGCACACTGACGGCGCGCTCACCCTGCTCAATGTCGATGAACGGCATGCGCATCACCTTGCGGCACACGGCGACACTTGCGCGATTCATCATAAGGCGCTCATCGCTCGACAGCATCTCCTCCGTCTCCGCACGAATCGTCCCGGTCAGCATCTGGCACATAAGGCCCCAGTAGGGCTCATCGATGAAGCGCACGGCGAGATCGGCGCGGCGCTGCACTTCCTCTCGCGTGTGCGGCGCGGGCTCACGATCCCCCACCACTGTAAGGAGGTAGGCTTCGACGCGCGCCCGAATCTTCTCCTCGGCCAGATCCGGCTCCAGAGCCATTTCCCAGTTGTGCAGACGATTCACCGCCGCCGACAGCGCCTGCGAACATAGCCGCCTGCACCTGTGCCATTGCCTCAGCCGCCAACTCCTCATCTGATTTGACATACTTCCTCCCATCGCGGTTGAGGAATGATTCGTAGGTGTCGCGCAGCAGGGCGTCCAGTTTGGTGCGCACCAAGACTTCCGGGCTGGTGAGGGTGGTCTGCAACAGGAAGCTGAATGCCTGCTGCTTGGCCGGGTTGTCCATATCCACCACATCCGTCTCGATGTCGATGTCCACGTTGTCTTGCAGCATGGAGATGTCGATAGGGACTTGGAAATCGGTGCCGACGATGCGCACCAGCTTGTCGGGCGGCATATGGCGCTGACAGAGGGCGAAGATGCGGCTAAGGAACTCCTGCTTCCATGTCATATTCGTATACATGGTGGACAGGCGAAAGCGCTCATTGCCGAGTTGGATGCGCCCGCTGAAGCCGGTGGCCGTCTCGCGGTCCATGGCACCGGCGCCTTGCTGGGCGGCTGTGGCCCCGGTGACGCGCTCCATCTGATCGCGCTTCACTTCACTCTCGCGGTAGGCTTCTGGATTCACCGGGCGGCGCTCCAGTACTCGAAATGCCGTCTGCACATCATTCGCCGTATCGACCCAAGTGATGCCGCCGGGCTCAATAACCCGCCGCGTATCCTTCACCGCATTTGAGTTGCCGATGTACTGCTGCCAGATGCCCAGCACCACCTCGTCCATACGGAAGTTCTCGATGCGATTAAGCTGCTCATTGAGCGGCCCGGCATAGCGCAACTCGGAGTCGCCATAGACGAATCCCGGGATGGGAATGGACTTGCTGGCGAAGTAGGGCGGGCGGCCATCCGGGGTGGGCGCGGGCTCGTCGCGGATTACCACATTCTCATTGGCGATGCACTGGAGGCGCCACGGGATACCGTCCTCAGGCTCATAGTTCACCTTGCCCCAGCAATAGTGGACGCGGACGGGGGTGCCATCGACGGAGCGGTCGAGCGCCGTGCCGCTGAAGCCCTCCACGGCATTGACCTGATCCTCGCCGGACTGGGCGATGGGGCCGCCCTGCGATACGTCGCTGCGGTCCATCGGCTTGTTGGGCTTGGTGCCGACCGTCATCGCCAGCATGTCGAGATTCTGGTAGATGCCGCGCGCGTTGTTGTCTTCCTCCAGTTCCTCCAGCGTCGTATCCACATCCTCGACTATCCAATTCATGCGGCCGGTCGGGTCGGGCCAGACGCGGAAGTTGCTGAGGAAGCGCAGGCGCGGCAGGTCGTACTCGGTCATCGGCACGGCCATGCTGCTCATCCCGGCGACTTCGCCCGTGTACTCGTCGAATTGTGGCATGTCCACCATGCGGGTGCCCTGTTCAATGTCCCAAGTGAGACGCCACCAGCAATGGCCCATGATCTTGGTGTACTTGTGGCCACCATACGCCTCTTCAAACAGCGACGGCCTCTTCATCTGATTACACACGGACATCAGCAGCGACTTGCACATGCGCTCGTAGTCGCCGCAGGAGATGCCGGGGTGGCCAGGATAGTCGTTGTGCGGGCAGCGCACGCCAAACCACTCGGGGCGGCTGAACATGCCCAGCATGATGCGCGGCAGAAGAGTCTCGACGGCATTGAACATCTCGGGGATGAAGACGTTGGAGCGCCACCAGTCGTCGGGAGATACCGCATCCTCGATGAAGGCGCGATACATCTTCCAGTTCTTCACCCACTGAGTCTCGTAGGGCTGGCGCATCGTCTGGCTGAGTGCCATGCGGCGCTGCCAAAGCGAGATGATACCGTCGCCCGTTTCGCCAATGGCGTATGGGCCGGGTAGCTGAGTCGGCATCTGCGGGCTGATGGCCAACGTATCCACCTACTCGATTCTCCTCATTCGGCCGTCCCACTGGAATTGCTCGACTGGATCGGATGGCTTGCCGCCATTCTCCGGGCGCCGCAAGTCCTCGCGCGGGTCGTTGGTGTTACGCAGCAGCGGGCTCTCATGCGCCAAGTCGATAGGCGTGGGCTCGGATGGCGCCCCGGTGAATGGCTGGTTGCAATGAACGCACCGCATAGTCTTGCCGTAGAACAGGTGCTCGCAATTCACCGATGCCATCGGAATCCCTCCTCTCGATTCTGGGTATTGCCGGGGAATGGAATGCGGCCGCCAGAGTATTCGGCGGGGCCTTCTGAGCCATAGCGGCCAAGCGGATCTTTAACGCCCTCTGCTCCGAACAGGAAGCCAGTGCGCCGCCATGCTTCCTCGAATGGCATGGGGCGCAGGGCGGGCTGCTGATTGGAATAACTACGATTCTGCGGACGGATGATGACGCGTTCATCGAAGAACATGCTAATCGCATCTGCTATGTCGTCGTTGGACCACTTGCCGAGGTTGCAGAATTCGTCCACCGCTTCCTCATAGCACTGCACGTTGGAGGCGAATAGCACCTTGCCCGTCTCGAAGTAGCCCTGCGTGGCGCGGATGCGATCCTCTTTACTGCGCCTGCCGAGTACGCCGCCACCGCCGCGAGTCAGCATCAGCGGCTCGGCAAATGGAATGCCACGGGTGCGGCACTCGTCCATGAGGAAGGCGTGCCATGAGATGTCGCCCACCTTCTCGGTGATGACGGTATGGATGCCATGCTCCTTCATCTGCGTGGCGGCGGCATTGCAGCCCTGCTTAGCAGTCCAGGTGCGCGAGCGGGTGATGCCGAGGATGTAGAGGACGCCGCGATCATCCCAGCCGCCGCGCACGATGACCGTGTAGTCGTAGCCGGTCGGATGCTCCTCCTGCTTCCATGCGGTGTCCATGGCGAGCGCTTGGGTGCGCAGAGGTGGAATCGTATGCGCATCTACCTTCTTGAACCATTGCGGCTGGAACACTCGGTCGCTGGGCGAGAACGGGATATTCATGTACTCGTGGTAGAAGAAGCCGACGCCGCTCTTGGGGTCGATCTCGCACTCGGCCAGCTTGGCCTCATAGTCCTTGCGCGTCATGCGCTCGGCGCAGAGAGGCTTGCCGGACTTGAAGTCGGGCGCGGGGTGCGGCTCGGCGTACTTGCTGCACTCCTCAAGGGTGCAGGTCTCAGTTGCCGACTCCAGCCCGTGCCTCACCCTCACCTTGTACACGCCAGTTTTCATGATGCCAGCGTATAGATCGTTGTAGTGCTTGCGGGTACCCGGCACGATTACGCCGCTGTCCTTGTCGAACAGTGGGATGATGTCCTTCCAGTTCTGGCGAATCTCGCGGATGCCCACCTCGGTGGTGTCCTCGATGTCCATGCAGTCGTCGGGGTACACCCAGTTGTAGTGCTTGGACTGCTTGCGAGCCTTCATGCCAGTTGCGGTGAGGGTGGGCTCGCGGCGCCGGTGCCCGCCGACTCGCTTGTAGCCCGGGAATATCCACTCCTCCCGGCTGCCCAGTTGGTCCATAGTCGTAATCTCGCTCAGCGTCTCGTGAAAGTAGAGGCGCAGCAGGGGGTTGAACACGAACTGGCGGCGAATCTCGTCACTCCACAGCAGCGCGTGGTCATCCTTCCGGCTGATAAACAGTATAGCCGTAGAAGGGTTTTCGAGTATGCGCTGTATGGCATGGCCTATAGTGAGAATCGTCGTCTTGAAGTGGTCGCGCGGGAGAAGCCATAGTTCTCTCGTGCCGGGCGCCTTGCCAACCGTGTCGCACATCCATTTGTGAAACGGGCCGTACTTATGCGCATCGTGGCGGTACAGCACCTCCGTCACCAGGAAATGCAGGTCGGTGAGGCAGCGCTCGGCATCCTCGTCTATCTGCTCGTAGTCCTCCTCGGTCGGCTCAAGGAAGTCGGCGGGCAGCGTCGGTACCAGCCCGGCGTCAGATGGCAACACGCGCCCTCACCATGCGCTTGGTGGCGCTCCGTATAGTGCGCTCAACTCGCTGACGAGTCACTATGCAACACCCCACGCCGAATCGGCTTGCCATCATGCTGATGATCCAGCAACCAATCCTTGTCATCGGTAATCCGCAAACCGACAATCTTGTCGTGCCGCATCCACCACACCGGGCACATGACAGTCATCGAGGCGTCTTGCACAAACCCGTCTTCAAGCTCCATGGAATGCTGTCCGCAAGTAAACAAGAGACGAGTCACTTGGCCTCCTTTGCTGAATTTTGGGAAATATCTTGCGGTGAGGTAGCGCATGGAATACAGATAGCACCAGCAAAGGCGACGCTGCCATATGCCGGTACACCGCAGCGCGGGCACTTGTAACTCATGCACCCTCCTTTTCTGGATTGCTGGAAATATTTTGCGGGGCAGTAACCGATTCCGCCGCCGCTCTCATTGGGGATCCCCCGCCCCCTTCGATTGCCCGCTGCTCCCCGCTCGCAAGCTGCTGGCGCTCGCGCTCGGCGATGCGTGCCGCGCGGCGGGCGCGTATGAGAGAGAGCATGTCGGGGGCAACGGTGACCTGCACGTTGACGTTGTGCGTCTCCTTGGGTGCGAACAGGCCCATAACCTTGCACGTCAACTCAGCCCCGTCTAGGCGGTACTGAGGCGGAATTGTCTCATCACGGGCGATTGTCGTCCCAAGCGCTGCCAATTCGTCTTTCTTAGCGATTGCATCGACCGCTTCGCGGATGTTTACCACCTCACCTTGAATGGCCCGTTTCCATCTGTCGGCCGTGCGGATGCTAATGTCAGCAGCCTTAGCCGCTTCCACCATGGTGCAACCAGAGGCTAGGGCACGCCTGAAGGTAACTAGGCGCTCTGCCTTTGTGACATTCTGTGGCGTGGGTTTGACAGGTGCGTGGCTGGATTCTGTCATAGCCGTGGCAGTCTGCACGCCCATACATTGCGCCTAAACCAGGTAGGTGTCAAGCGCCTAATCACATAGCCTGACTATTTTCACATTCGAGCGAATAAGTGTTGACTATCGGATTCGAGCGGCCCATACTCTCACTCGGGAGGTGACACCGATGAGCAGGCAAGCTAATCAAATCGTGGCCGAGTGTTGGACGTGTGCGTGTGACGGGCCGCCAGTCTGCACTCTACCGCATGAGGGCGGCGAGACGGGCCGCATGCCGTACCGCCTGACCGAGTACCGCCTGGCTCTGCACGAAGGACACGATGTGCGCGAGGTGACGCGATGACGCGGACGACGAAGCAGACGGCCTTCGAGTGCTGGACGTGCAACGATGCGCTGACGGGATTGCCGCCACGCCCATTCCGTGACGCGGAGTCGGCCGCCTACCACCGCGAGAGGCTTGGCCGTCACCATGACGTGAGGTGCCCGCACGGCACGCGCCTACCACATGAGTGCCGCGATGGCTGCAACGAGTCTCCCGCCCCGCAGCCCGCGACCGAGACGTTCTGTGCTACCTGCCGCAACCATCCGGCCAACCTAGAAAGCCCAGAGGAGCGCCAGAGGCCGCGCAATACAGACTATTGCCGCACGCTAGGTCACGATGTCCGCCCCGTCAATCGCAAGGTGCAACAGTGATTCGCCGCAAGCGCTGCGGATGCCTGAGGCGATGGCTTCACATTGGCGACTGGCGCACGGGCTGCACAGTCAATCGCAAGGTGCGCGCATGAAGCGACTCAAACCGATTGCCGCGTGCTACACCTGCAAGCGCGTAACTACAGACCCGGCGCGTATGGATTTGCCCAAGCTGATTTACGGGCGCAAGGCGCTGATGTGGTGCAGAGGACGCATCCACGATGTGCGTAATGTGCCGGACTCGACTCCGGCGGAAAGGTAGAGGCCATGAGACTCAAGAGGCAGGGTGGTACCAACGCCATCGAAGTAGACAAGGGCGACCGGGTAGTGCTGTTCTCCTACTCTACCGCCGTTGCCGTTCTAGTGAAAGGCGATGCGTGGTACAGGACCGCGCGAAGTTATTGACGGGATACTTTTGTGACCAACGATGTGGTTTCCTTAGCAGACGAACGCCAGAAGCGTAGCCCGCACATCAGCGGTGCGGCTCGCTGCCTAGCCTGTGGGCATAGGTGGGTGTCAGTTGCCCCAGTTGGGACCATCTGGCTGATCTGCCCATTGAGTTCTTGCGGCCTTGAGCGTGGCCGATTCGTGGCTCAATGTGAGGTTGAAGGCCCGC